GTTGCACTTACGTTAAAAGATTCTCCGATAATTTGAGTTACATTATCACGAGAGGTAGGCTGTCCAATTGCAGTAGTTGAACTATCAGCCCCTTCAATAAGTGCTGTGTTTGTCGCACTTCTTAGACTATCTTCTAACCACTCAAATTTCCTAGCATGTACTTTCTGACTTTTGATCATGGACTGAAAAGGCGTGGCTGTCGGGCTGATCGATGAGATCACTGAGGAAACGTCTTCCGCTTGTCCAGTTACGTTATATGAAATTAACTGTGTCATAATTTTTTCCTATTTAAAAAAAGTAATTTTTTCTAGTCTGTATCCCAGTTCGCCATCAAAGCCTCTGCAATAGCATCCAAATCATTACTTGCACTAGCTGAACTTCTGAGCTTTTCTTGCGCCGCTTTCTGCTTGCTGATTCGCTGATCAGTTTTATTTGGCGGTGCCTTTTTACTCCGAAGTATCTTTGCAGGTGCTTTAGACTTTTTCACTTTGGCTACTTCCTTACTCTTGTCAAACAACATAGCTTTGTGCAGTATTTTAATCACATGCGGGTCAGTGTAGTTGTTGACAGCTTCGGCGGGTAAGCCATTGTTAATTGCATGATGTCTAATTTCGTCGTAAAGATCGGTACTCCAATCTGGCACATCATTTTTCAACACTTCTACACAAACTTTTGCATCCTCACGCTGTTTCTCTTGATGCTTGGCTTGCATTTCCGTGTAAAAAGAAGACGCTTCTTCACGTAAAAATTTGAGATCACTTTCTGCCGCTCTTGCCTCTTCCCGTAAAGCCGCAAATTCATCTGTATTCATCTGTTTCGATGCTACTAGCATGTCAACTTCAGCATACGGCTTATATCGTTCTTCAGCGCGAGACAGCATAGCTTGTAATGATGCTTCTGCTCTCTGTAGTGCTTCGTTAGCTTCTTTCTTTTGACTAGAGATTAGCTGAGACTTTTTTGTGAGAGAGGCTTCTTGTCCGTATAGACGCTTTAAATCTTTGATAGATGCCTGTTTTGACTCTCCATCAACTAATATTTCTACTAAAGTGTCTTCAGTAATTTCACTTCCAGTATCTTCATCAGTATCGTTAGTATCATCGTCAGGGTCACTCTCAGATTCAAGCTCTTCTTCGCCAGAGTCCTCGTCTGTTTCAGTTTCCTCCACCTCTGTCTCGTCAGTAGATTCTTCTGTCGCCTCTTCGTTACTTTTTTCAGATAGCTGATCTTCATCAGCGTCCGTCCAGTTACTCAGAATGCTCTCTGCCGCTCCATCTAAATCAAGATTTTGCTGTGCAGGTATTTGATTTAAAGCATCTTGCACGTTATCTAAAGACATGGTGCTTACTCCTCCTCAATAATAATTTTTTCACTATTTTTCTCGTTGATCTGATCGCGTACCGAAACTTGATGTTTTAAAGTCTCTACGATGTCTGTCAACGCTTTTAAATGCGCGTAAAACTGTTCTCTTTTGACACTTTCTTGCGCTTCTGTTTGCGCCCAATTTTGTACAGAAGAATTCATCAAAAAATCTATTACTTTTGTGAATGCTTCATTACTCAATAACATTTCTGAGTCTGTACCTAACTGAATTAAATTTTCTTCGTTCATGGAAACTCTCCTTATGAGTTTTAGATTTTCAAGATAGTCCACAGTAAATTCACTGCCAATTTCTATCTCGGCTAAGGCAACAAAATATAAATTTTCATCTTGTTGTTTAAGAAAAACATTTGGATTTCCAGAATGGTTAATGTACCGACCACCTGTAGTCCTCATGTTTTTAATTCTTGCACTACAAACTATCTGCCCAGATTCTATAAACTCAGTGGCAAAAATCCCTTGCCCTTCAATAGACGATTTTTTTATTTCTACTGGGTAGGGCTTTTCAAAATTAATTAAATCTTTTGTATTTGTAGAGATTTGCTGTAGTTTTTTTTGAGTGAGTCCTGATTGAGCTAAGAAATCTTCATAACTAACCATTTGGAGATGCGATAGCTGTTATTTCATCCGCTTGTTGAGCTAAGACAAGTTCAGCACTATCAATTAGTTTCTTGTGGTTTAATTGAGCTTCTTTTAAATCAACAGTGTCACTTTGAATAGCGAAACTATTTTCAGCTTTCATTTTCTCTAGCTGTAGTTTCATCTGAGAATTTTGCATATCCATCTGTGCTTTCATCTCTCCAATTGCAGTCTGACGCTCTTGAACTTCTAATTGCTTCTTCATAAGTTCAATCTGGAGTTCTTGTGCAGGATCAGGCTGTTCTGGTTGCATTTTAGATGGGTCAGTTAGATATTCAGTCACATTTTTAACACCGTTTAACTCCATAACTTTTGTCATAAGCCTATATTGGTTATCTGGTGTGTACATTTTTTGCAAAGTAGGATCATTAGCAAAATGTTGGTGCATTGCCATGTATTTAGCGGCTTCTCTTTGTTGCTCTCCGTAGCCCAAAGACAACTCAATTGTTACATCACGCTTGTCAGCCCAATCACTTGGCTTGATCTTCACGTATTCACCGCCAATATCGATAATTTTTTCTTGATCCTCATTCTCTATACAGAGCTGATAAATTTCTTGATACAAAGGTTTTAGAAACTGATTGCTAAAATTCCTTGCTATTATCTTCTGTCTTTGTTGAGACATAGTTGCTAGTTGCTCAACCATACTTGCGCTGTTCTGCTTAGAAAGTGCATTTTTATCTAAACCTTGGGATAATTTAGATACACCAGTGTTTTCCTCTTTGTCTGATTCAAGGAGATTTAATAACTGAAAAGTAAACGGGTTTAGCGGGGACTGCACCATCGGCGTTATTGCGTCTGCGCGAGTTACGTTCACCAGGCCGCCAACACGGTTATCAATAAGTTCTTTCGGGTTGGTAAGACCCCCTTTTAGAACTTGGTATCTAGGATTATTAGTTATCATCGCGTGGTCAAGAATCGAGCGTGTCAATACAGTTCTAGCGTTTTGTGTTGGTATCAAGTTGGCGGCAAAGCTAGTACCATAAAAAGCGTGTGGGGTAGGCAGAGGTGTGAACGTAATAAAAGGTCTTCGATTCACTTTTTCTTTATCGAGTAAAACATTGCCTGCCTTAATACACTTATAAAGTTCTGCAACGCCTGTACCTTCAATATCTATTTCAATGTACGCTTCAGTACACATTACAGAGCGTATTTGATCCTGATAGCCTTGCGATTTGTTACCGCCTCTATCGTCGTTTATAGAGTCGTGTCTAGCCAGAACTTCTGGATCAGCGTCGAATGAAACATCACCATGATCTCCAATTTTAGAAAGGAGTTCTTCTTTATAGCCGTCAAGACGTAAATCAGAGAGCGTCTTTTTAGTTCGATGGGCGCAAAAGAGTATTGAGTCAAGAGACTTTGCTTGATTTTCAATAATAAATTCTTCTGGAGCAATATTCTCAATAATTACTTGGCTAGTGTCTCTTGTTACCCTAATTTCACCTGTAATTAAACCGAGTTCATCTTCTTCCGTTTCTCCTAGTTCTATGTTGTCGGGAATTAAAAGAACATCCAACTCGTTCTCGGTTAATGACTCAAAATACTCGGAAACTGTTTCTGTCTGATTCGCCCAAAATACTTTGCAAATCCCTACTCTAGCGATCAATCCATCTGTCAAAACTGAGCTAAAAACAGAGTGCAAATCGTTTTGTCTATGGGCTACATAGTCGGTGTACTCTGAACAGACATTTGCCATCTTCACATCATCAGCGTTCTGTGGCGAAAACTTCACTATCTTGTTTCCTGCGGAAAATACTTCTAGCAATGCCGCTTTCATAGCCTCAACTGAATTCTGTACATCTAAACTTACATATTTACTGTTCCCTTCATGTACAGGTTTGGGTAAGTCACCATTATAATAATCCATGACTTTAGCTCGTTCTCTGCTCAATTCACTATCGTGATAGCCTACAGATCGGGATACATTGTCATCAATTAGAGCGACTATCTCTGTGTCCGATAATTTTTTGTAATCTTGAGTATTAGCCATAGTCATATCATCTCTACATAAAAAGATTCAGTGGATTCCACTGGTGTCCAAGCCCCAGTGTGAATGTGGTTTGCAAGAGCAAGAGCAATTACACAATCATCAAAGCACCCTGCTTCTGCTTGCATTGATCCACTCTCTGTCACAATGTAGGTAAGCATTTCTCGCAAAGTCACTTTGCAGTTAAGTTCTATTTCGCTTTCACGCATAGATGCTCTTAACTGATCGATTATTAGTGGTTTAGATTTACTAGATGTTGTGAACCCTAACTTTGTTGTCTCTCTATCATTGATCTTGTCTATTATTTGCTCGGTATAAAAATTTGGGTAAGCCATATCTTTACCTAGCCGCGAACACGTAAGTATTCCGTGATTGTTGTTTTCTACAATTATAAAAGCCTCGTTGTAATACACTCCTAGTGCATACAAGATTTCAGCAAAATAATCTGGGTGTGCGTGTCCTCGCCATACAGCCACCTGTCGTTTTTTAGAATCTATAACTTGCGCTACAGAATAATCCCCTCCACGCCCTACTAAGCCCATTGCTACATCGGCCCCAATACAATAAGTTTCTCCTTCTTGGTGAGGTAGAAATGTGCTTAGCTCACCTCTAGCATTATTTACCCATTCTTCAGATTCTAGGGCTAATCTTTCTTTTAAGTCTCTTGTATTGTTTAAGCGAGTAGATATTTGGTCTGGATTAAACACTGGCCGACCTGTCGTTAAAAACGCTTCATCTGGTTCACTCGGATACTCCTGCCTAAAAAGATCAATTCCATTTTGGGCAATCTTTCTTCTACGGAACATAAGCTGTTCATCATCTAAATCGTACAGCTTGGAAAGGGCAGTTTCGTCTGGGGTTCGTTCAAAATTAGCAGGGGCTTTTTCACGATATTCGGGGTCAATAAACCACGGTATGAAAACAGGAACAAAACCATTTGAACCATCGACAGCACCCCGCCATAAATCGGCAAAAATTCCTGTTGCGCCATTTGCTGTTGACTCGACAAATATTGCAGTACCCTTAGAATTTGGGACTGCTTGAGTAAGTCCGTTCCAGTTGTCTAAGGCTGTTGATTTTTGCCAGAACGCAATTTCAGAAGCATGTACATGGCTTAAAGTTTCTCCCCTCCCAATGCTGTCTCCCCCCGCTGTTGCTACTACATAACTACTATCGAGGACATCAAAGTTCATCTCTCTTCTGGAAGAATATTTGGTATGCGGCTTGAGTATATTGGGAGCATGTTCGTGAAACCTTTTGGTCATATCAAAGAGAGCGCGTGTTGAGTCGGCATGGTGTGTGATAACCATAGCTTTACACGCCGATCTTTGACTCACAGAAAAATAAAGATAGCCCCCCGTGTAAGTAGATAAACCTTGTTGACGGGCTTTTAATATAATTACCCTGACTTTGCCTTCAGTTGAAATTTGGTCTTTTACGGCTTTATCTAAAATAATTTGCGCGGGGTTTAAGTTAAGGGGGGCAATGTCTCCTCCTTTAGTGCGTATTTTTAAAGCTGATTTAGCGTAAAAATCAAATTCATTCAGTAATTTCTTGCGTACTTGAGCTAGTTTTTTGTGCATGTCTCTCTTCTTCCTCTAATAGAGAGGCAAGGAAATCTTCAGCTTTAGAGATAGAAACATCCGACTTACTAGCGGGTTTTGACTTCGTAAAATCCAAAACCAAACGAGCCGCCGCAAGACGTTCTCTAGCTTGGCCTTCCATCCGCATTAATTCAACGGCTGTAGTCAATGCCTCTTTCTGATAATCATCTTCAATATTAAATTTTTCACTCATAATTTTTACTGCCTTTTTAGCGTCTGATTGGGCTTTTGCTTTGATTGGAGCAATGGTTTCTTTTGTAAACCCGTCAGGAACACCGAGGGGGCGACCAACCTTTTTAGGTTGCTTTGCCCATTCCGCTAGTTGCTTTCTTCCCTCTGGAGTTTGTTTTAGTCGGACGAAGTAATTTGAGTTCCCCGCCCGAGCATTGTTTGGGTGCGTTAGGACTTTTGTCACTTTTGCTCTTTTTTTGCGATCCATTAGATATCCTCTTATCTAAAATAGTTTCCACAATAGTCCGTGTACGCACACAAGTTGGGCATAGCATTGGTGGTGGGAGTTCGTCCCGTAAGTCTTTAAAAACCTCTGTACGCTCAGAATCTTCGAGTAATTTAGTTTCCGTGATTACATCTATGGCCGATAAATATTTAATGAAATCCAAACATTTTCTATTTAGCACATATCTCTCCTTATGTGTTTTTAAACTGAAAGTATCCCTAAGTTTTCTGGTACTGGCGAATTCCTTGGGGGTTGGTCGGTTTCTTCTTCATCTTCGGTGTCGTATCCCTCTCTTGCGGCAATCCCCGCCATAACAATAGCTAAAATGGTGACAATAGGGTTTGAATGGAACGAAACAGGAAAATGCGACTTTTCTTGGTTAAAGAATTGTTGTATTGCCTTTGAAGTTTCAGGTAGATTTTCTTTCATAAACGTAGGGTTGACTAGATAAGCCCAAACAGGATCGACAGCAAACTCTGCCGCATTTTTTTTGTACTGCCTGTAGCCTGTCGATACGCTAGTTCCATAACCTGTTTCTTTTTCGTACTTGGCCTTGATCTTTTCACGATCAGAAGGTGTCATTGGTGTATTCATTTCTTTATTGTATGCCGCAAGCATTTCGTAAAACCTTCGGTATCCGCTTGATCTTACCATTTGTTCCCCAAGTTCGGGCCTACGAGAAATGAAGATATCAAGCTCGTCTTGTAACCGATCAATCTCATTTTTTATCAAAGAATGCTTGTTTTCTGAAACTTCTTTTTGTATCAGTTCCCGCCAACTATTTTCAATAATATACTGTTTTTTGTCCTTCGCTCTGCTTGCTTTTGGGTGCGCGGAAGACTTAATAGATGTACGGGGGTAAGTCGCACTGAAATCATTTTTATACGTCAGTTTTCTCTGCTCAATAGCATGAGATATTTCGTGAGCAAAAGTAATTAAAAATTGAAGATCATCTGCTCCTTTACGCACGTTTATTACACCTTTTTGTGCAGATTCCATCTTGTGCCAACCCAGTCTATTCGGGTTATATCTTGAATTGTATTGTTTATCTGTATTTTTCATTTCTTCGACGCTTCTGGAAATATAGACCGTTAAATTTAAGGCTTCTGCAAGTTCTTTTAGTTCTTCAACGGTAGCGATACCATCCTGATAGAGTCCTCCCTTTTTACCAATTGCAAACTGTTTTATAACCCCTTGTGCCGCTTTTAATGCCTTTTTCACGCCTTTGGGAGTGGGCATTTTTATGGGCTTTGGTGTTAAAGGAAGTTCGCCTTGTTTCGGAGGGTCATCTACAACAGGAGGTTCAATGTTGGGACGAGGCCCACCGACAGCTTGAGTCCCCCGCAATGGCGTTCCATCTGCCCCTAGAATTACAGGGGTCTGATCAATAGGCGGTGTGTTCGTCGGGGGTGTATCTGGTGTATTAGGTGGTATTGGGGAATCTGGTGGGGTAGGGGGGTTGTCATTCCTAGCTTGTTGTTGGATGACAATATTTTTGTAACTACCCACATACTTGTCAATTGCGCTTATGGGAACACCTTTATTCAAAAGCCCCTTTTCAAAAGTTTCGATCATATTTACAGGATCACTTAGGGGTTTGAGCAGTTCATTCAAAACATAATTGATAGATTCTTTATCTTCTCTACTGATGGTGTTATCGGCTTTTAATGCCGAAATCAATTCTATAACTCTTTGATTATTGGCCTCTATGCCCCTGAGAATCGCAGGACTTTCTGCCCCGTATTGGGCGATAGCCAAAGGCAGTCCATTTTCGGATTCGATTGGACGTATTACCCTTTTTCCTACAGTGTCGGGGTTTCTTTCAGCCATACCCCTAATATGACGGACGGAGAAACCAGTAACTTTCTCTCCGTACTTCATGCTTTCTACAAGGCTTTCTAAGTCTTGGCGTACAGAAGGGTTTAAATTAGGATCAGCCAAAGCCTCTGCAATTGTAGCCTCAAGACCCGCACGATCCATACCCGTAAATCTTTGGTATATCCCCTCTGGGCTTTTGCCTGTTGGGGGATTTCCCTGTTCGTAATGGTAGAACGCTTTAGCCCTTCTTTGCGTTATTTTCTTATCCGCTTTATCTTTAGATTCTTTTACTACCTTTGATTTAGCTACAGCCGCTTTCAAAATATCTCGGTCTGTCTCACTCATTCCCTTTACTGAACTAAACGGTTGTTTATTTTTGTTTCTGTTAATAAATCTTTTTACTTTGGAACGTCGGCCTGTAAGTGCGTCCAAGCCCCTACCCGCGACAACTCCTGCGATCTGGTATGGAATGGCTTGACCTGCGGTTGCTCCCGCTACACCTGCAAAAGTTAATCCGCGTACAGCATTCGTGAGTGACGCTTGTCCACTGTATAAATTACCTTGGGGCAAAGGGCTAAGATTATCAGTAAATTTAGAGACTCCACCTTTAAGACCCGCGTTCCATATTCTTGTGTACTCTTGGCTTTCCCTGACTAAATTTACAAGCCGCTTTCCGTCTGGACTGCCGCCTACTAAATCAACCATAAGATCAAAATCGGACTTGCCTACGACTGACTTCGTTTTGTTTTTAGCTTGAGAAAGCATTTTTTTAACTTTTCGCCTATCTTCCTTTTCTTGAGAAGTAAGACCTTTTTTATTAGCATTTAAGTATTCGTTCAACTCAGATTCTAAATTTTTTATATCTCTTTCGATGTCGGCATGAGCTTTGTCCATTAAATCTACTACACCGCCCCTAGCCCCGACTTCAATACTATTTAAATTAAAAGGATTTCCGTTTTGGTCGCCCTGTTTTTGAATTAAGTCTAAACGCTGTGCGAGAGTAGCTTGGACAAGACGGTTGCTCAGAGGGGCGGGTTTTCCTAAGACCAATCTTCCCGCGCCCATCGTAACTCCCGCATTAGTGCTACCTAAAACAAAAGTATCTATTGCACGATCTTCTAATTCTTTTTGTGTGTACTCTCCACCTCTAGCCGCCGCGCCTCCAATAGAGACACCTTCTTGGATTACTTCAGTCACACCCTCAGTACCAATTCTTTTGGCAATCTCCTTTGCCGCTTGTGCGTTACCAGTTCTGTTAAGGGTGTCTATCAACTCTCGCCCAGTGATATTTTTCAATTTGGCTTGTGGAATCAACTTACCTATACCAAATCTTTCTAATATACCAATTAAAATACCTTGGCCTGTTGCTAGGTTTTCGTTGTAATCTCCTACTTTGTCTTCTTGTTCAAAAGCGGCTTCCCCCGCACCCATGACACCCCCAAGTGCTGTAGTCCCACCCCCTAAAACTAAGGCTAAAGGTACAGACGCTTTAGCGGCGAGGGCAGAGCCAATAGTTCCAAGAGCATACGCCCCAGTGACAGGGGCCATTTCAGCCAATTTCTCGCCAGTAGCCATTGCCGCCTGTCCCAGACCACCTTGGTTATAGTTATCCCGTAGAGATCCTGCGTACTGAGGGCTATAACCGCCTTCAGCTATGTCCATATTTTGTTGGTCTACTATCTGAGTACCCTTTTGCTCAAGCTGTTGTATACCCGTAGCGCGGCCAATTGCCTCAAGACCCTTTCCGACTACTTTCTGGCCTTGGTCTATCCCGTATTCAAAAGCGTTGTCTGTATCTTGGGGGGCTGACACATCTAAATGCTTATACTGCCTATAGATGTCTCTCAACTTAGATGCTTTTTCCATGTCCCCAGACATATGAGCCGATATAACTGATTGTTTTAACTCAGCAACATTCATAAAACGCTCCTAATTCTCTGTGTAATTTAAGGCTGCATTTGCTTTATCTTCATCTTCTTTAGATATTTGAGTTTCTGATCCCTTTCCAGAATTCTTATTAGCCGCTAAACCTACTTGCCTCTCGTATTCTGCATAAAGTTGCTCAACTTCATTAGTAGCACCTGCATTCAAATCACGCCTTTGAATCAACGATCCATCTGCATTTAGGTTGCTTCGATCTTGTAGCCTAGCGGAAGTTACCCGCGCTAAAGCGGCTTGCATTCGTAGCCACGCTATCCATACGCCCTCTTGGTGTATTTTTAGCGAGGGTAGGGGAGACAAGAATAGTTCCATCTCTCTATTAGAAATTGCACCTTTGGTCTGAGCGACATTTTTAAGAGCCGCTTGGACTTTTGCATTTTGAAGGCCAAGTCTCAGTAAACTTCTAGGATTTCCAGTGGCGTTATCTTTTGCGGCTAAGACTGTGCCATCAAAAAGTCCAGTAACACTATCTCCTGCGGCGACCAATTGATCAGCTAAGTTCTCAAAATTAGCCGCATCACTTAAAGCTGAATTGGAAGCGTTAAAAGACTCTTGAGCGAGTTCCATTTGTTTTGCACTAGGGGAAAATCTATTTAATAAAAACTGATTTTCTGCCTGTATATTCTCTCGTTCTTGCTGTTGAAGTCTTCGATCTTCATCTGCAAGCGCACCGTAAGCGGCAGTACCCGCATTCATTGCCGCTAAGCCGCCTCTTTCAGAAGCACCCATGATTGCTCCTCCCATCCTAATCAGCTTTTCAGCTAAAGAAGTTCTTGGGATATTCATAGAAGTGTTATTTCTCTTGTTGCCTGTTGTAGTACCTTCTCGATCTACAGAGGCGGCTTCCGCAATATTAGTAAGCGCCCCAACTCCTGTCTTACTTTTTGTGGTGCCGTCCTGGTTAAGAACACCATTTTGTTCAGAAGCAACTTGAGCCACAGGCTCGACTTGTTCTCTGACTTCCTTTACAGCGTTTTCTACTAAAGCGTCCTCTACAAATCCTTGGGAATCTCCACGTAAAACGCCCTGTCCTCCCATGTCAGAAATAAGCGGCCTTAAAGCACCTTGGCCTCTGCCAACTAGGTCATTTTGACCTAAATTTAAATTGTTGGGGTCAGTTCTTGGGAAAAGCCCCTCTGGAATAGGAACTTCTTTTTGAGGAAACTGATTGTTGTAAAAATCTGTGGCAGATTGGAGTGCGCCTTTATAATTAAAAGGATTAAAATCATCCCCTTTGCTAAATCTTTGGCCTTCTGGCCTTTCAGACATACCTAAAGCACCTCTACCGAAATTTTCCACTCCTTCAACCGTATCTGCAAAAGCATCAAGAACAGGGGGCGTTACTGTACCCGCTATGTCATATAAACCTCCTGCTACGTCTCCTACTACTTTTCCAGTAGCCTGCCCTGCTCCATAAGTTGAGTTAGGTAAGCTAGGGATTGTTCTTGGGTCTACATAATTAATACCCATCCCAGACAACGGGCCTTGCATAGCCCGTCTACTGTTGATTTGCCGCCTGTTGGCATCTTCTTGGGCCGAACCAAAAGAGTCTGCGGCAGAGACAGCATTTTGTTGCTGTGCAACCCTTGCCGCTATTTGTTCTGGTGTATTGTTAAAAGCAGACATACGATTTAAAAATGCCATCTCTCTTTTTTTACGCATCGATGCGTCATCTTTAGAAGAATAGATAGAAGAAGGAAATCCCCTTCCCATACGATAATTTTGAAAATCCTGAACAGTAGCCATTATTCTTTCTCCAAAAACTTCGCAATGTTCATGCCCATTCCAGATCCAGTCATAGCACCACCAAAGGCACTTGCAAACGGACTAGCAGTTACTTGTACAGGATTTTGAGGGCTGTTGTAGTCTGCTTGACCTAAAATACCTTGTTGATATTTAATTTGCTGATCTAAAGCAAAATCACGCTGTCTTTCAAACGCGGATCGTTGGTCATCTAAGTAACCCTGATCATATCCTCGTAAATTTTGTCCTGCTCCCGTCATAAAGTCGCCCATAGCACCCATAGAGTTAATGCCTTGCAGGTAGCTAGATTTAAGACCCTCATTTGCCAACATCCTGTCTCGATATGAGCGTTCTTGTGAGGCCAGAGATTTGTCCATTAAGTCTGCATTAATCATAGAAGTGGTGTCGGCTAACCTATCTCCATAACCCCGCATAGCAACACCTTCTGCAACACCCGCCCTAGAAGAATTCATGTTTCCTGATCCAGACGCACCAAGGTTTATCCCTGTCATTGTGTTTTCTGTAAGGTTGCGGCGGTCATCTCGCATAGCCGCATTTACAAGGGGCTGAGAGTTATTTAAGGCGTAATCTCTGGCTACGCCCATTCGGTCTGCACCCCCCTGGTCAAACAAAGTTTGGTAGTTCTGTCCAAAACCTTGGCCGCTCTGGGTCAAATCAAAAGCCCCCTGTGCGCCAAGCATTCCCATGTTTCCTATATATTGATTGCCTATCTGGGAATATGGGTTCATCCCTGCGTATGTTTGTCCTCCATAAGCCCCCATTCCTTGTGAGTCAGCTAAATAATCTTCCGCACTGTTATAAGACCGCTCAATGTAAGGCTTACTAAATCTAAAAGACTCCATTTGTGCGGCGGCGGCGGCTTCTTGTCCTTGTCTTGCCTGTCTTCCACCTAAGTAACCTCCTATGGCACCAAGACCACCACCTACTACAGCCGCCATTACAAATCCCATGTCACTTCTCCAATAATATTTTAAAGTCTGGTTCTCTAAGACCTATTGATGTAAAAGAAGGGGCTATTACCTCCTCCTCCATTTTGTCTAAATTTTCTTCGCCTAAATGTTTCGTAAAATGAACATTAGTAAGTATTGTTTCTGTAATTGAATAAAACGCTCTCTTAGCCCCTTTTGGTGTAACCCATGTGTAAGGGGCTTTGATGTGTTTTTTGCCCTCTTCAGAAACAACTAACAGCTCTCCCTTCATCAGAAAGGTCATGTGTGATTGCCTGTGTATTTTCCCCGTGAAAGATATATTAGCGGGGACAGTAAGTTCCCTTGTGTACATACCGCATCCATAGTCTTCATTCATGTCTGTGTATAAGTGACGCAGAGAAGTTTTATTTATGGCACACTTTTTTTTACCTGATTCTACTTCTTCTTTTATCTTACTTTCAAAAGAGCTAACCACCGCCTTTAAACTTTCCCCCATAGCCGTACTCAAGACAACACCCCTGCATCTTTTAGGTCTTGGATAAGGGTCAGTAATAGATTTGTTGTTGTTGCTAAATCTGGGGTAGTCCCATCAACGCTCCGTGTAACACTAAAATTAGTCACGGACATAGGAGGCATTTGCTGTTTACTCAGGGAGTTCTCTAGCCTGTGTAATTCATCTCCTATGTATTTCTCTTGTGCTGTAGTGTTTATAGACAAAGGATTTACAGGTGGAAATAGCTGAGTGTTATTTTTGTTGTTTTTCAATAACGGCAACGGATTTCTTTTGTAGCCCACAAGGGGAGAAGTCATAATTAACGCCTCCCTGTTGTTAAGACATCAAAATCGAAGCCAATAAAATTAAAATCTTTATTGTCAGTTAAAGTCATTTTGTAAGACAGGTATCTACCTGACACTCTAGTGTCAATCTTATGCGAAGTACCCGCGTCAAAAATTACTGGATTGTCGTAAACAGGATCGCTGTTTATAAGATCACTAGCCCCAAAACTGAATATGAACTGTTTGTTAGATTCTTCAGTTTCTAACTGAGGAAAGATTTTGTTTATTACTTTGTAGCCACTAACATTGGAGATTTCATCTAAGTCAATACCAGTGCGCTCTAAAACTGGACTTCGGTTTCCTTGAGAAGAAATCGGGGAAGATAAAGATGACCCAGTACCACTCAAATCTAACCCATACAGAGTAGCTTGGCTGATACTTTTAGAACTTTCTGTGTGGGGCAAATTAGAACCCCCGAACATTTCGTGGGTGTCGTAGCCAGATCCTTGAGTATTGTATGTACCCCCAATTCCGCTATAGGTATCGGTGTTAGGTACAGTTTGATACGTTACTGAGCTATCCACTCTACCATTAGTGGCAGAGGACACATTAGGCAAGTCCATAAAAGACCATGTTTGGCTTTTGTAGTTATAGACAGCGGCCCTATTACATCTTCTCTCGTAATCTGAAGATGTATATTCATCGGTACTTAAAAACTCAGCCATGTCATCGTCTGACACATAGCAAAACATGATTTCTGTAAGATCACGATTGTGGTGTACAAAGCAACAATCAGTTTTTGAAGTGTCAATACCCCCAAAAATATATTTTTTTACTTTTTGGTCGCATATGCTCTGACGAGTATTAGTGTCGTGTATATAGATGTCATCATTGGAAAAGACGTAATGTAGTCCCTCGACCTCTACAACACAATTTTGATTAATTAACCCACAATCATTAAATATCTTTCTAAAGTTGTGTATGAAAGTCCCCCCAACAAATTCCATCAACCACACTTGATCTTTAGAGTAGATAATAAATTTGTTTTCTAAGGCCAACCCATCAACAATACCTGTCTTCATTTGTACTAGATCATTGAACCCTGCGGATGCTGTAGTGTCTCCCTCGTCCCAAGTGGCGGGGGTTTGGTTAGACAGAGCGGGGGTGGAAAAGCGTACCCGTGAGGTATGCTGTGTTCCCCCCTCATCCATATTTAAGGCAATCAAGAAGTCACCATAGCTTCTAATAGCTTTGGCTTTCCATACCACAGGATCACCGTTAGAATCGGTTGTTCCAAAATTAGGTAGAGGCTCAAAGTTAGTTCCTGTGTGAGCCATGTAAATTGGAGTTTGATCTTCTCTATTTACATACAAAACATCGGCAAGGCTTGTAGCTGTGAACACAGCAGTATCGCTAGTTACTGTAGATATATTTGAGCCTTGTATGTTGTTTATGCTTGTATCACCTGAGTATCGGTAAAATAAAAAGTGTTTAGTAGCTACTACTACAGAAGAAAAACTGTTCTGTGAGTTAGACGGTATAGCATAGACAAACCTTGGGTCGTATTGGAGTAAATCTATCTGCCTAAACACTGGGCTTCGACTTATTTTTCCTTCGTGAAAACGCACGTTTTTTGCTCTAGTAAAGGCTGTTATAGGTAAAGAGGCAGGACGTATGTCTGTGACAACCCCCACAGTACCTAAGTCTTTTACTGGCAAAATCTGTCCCATAATGTGATCCCTATAATGCTGTTCTTTTCCACATATAAACTACTAAAAAAGGCTGTACAGTAGTTGTCGTTGCTGTCCCCGTAAAAGTACGATCCCCAGAGGCATGGGCTAAAGACTCAAATCCCTCACTGACTTCTATATTCCCGTCACCAGTGACTAGCCGCCCTGCAACGGTAGGTTCAGCTAAAGTATTTGGGTTTGAGCCACCTTGTTCATTGCCCCACCCATCTCGCGGAATAGTTGTACTTAAAGAAGACGTAGTAGTCTTAGCACCCCCAGTGGTACCCCCAGTGGCAAAAGAGTCAGTCCCCGTATCGTCAGGATCAACACCCACAAGAACTTGGCCTACACCAGTTGCCTCCCAAGTACCCCCAAATCTAGTGTTTAGGGCAGAGGCATCATCAGTGCTGTCTAAAGAGATATATATGGAGTTCAGAGGGTAAATAGTTTTGAATGCTTCAACTTTTATTAAGTCCCACACCTCGGTAGCAGTTACACCAGTGGTGATACTAGGGGTAACATCCCCATTAGTATCTGTAGTGGCTATCAGTGCCGTGGGGGTTAAACCCAAGGCAGTCTGCATGATAGCCTGAGTGACGTTTGCACCAAGAGAGACTACTGCGGGGTTTGCACCGTCAGACGTAATGGCAGACACAGGCTCAACACACTTATTATTTATCTGTGTATGCGTTACTGATACCTCGCCAGTAACCCCAGTAAAACTATTCTTGAGAACCCCTTTTATATAACGCATGTGTTCATCAGCCTGAGCGATAGGATCAGTGGCGGCAGGGTTTCCACTATTTAGGTCGCCTATGTACTTACCAGTTGATATACCACTGTTCTCAAGTCCCATTGGTTTTTCCTTTTATATATATGTCATTAAATAAGCCATTCTTGTGCTTGGCTATATGCAGTACCTATTGAG